AAACGGGTGACTCAGAGAAGTTCCAAATCATTACGGAATTTACTCTGAAAGTATCTGCACCAAAAGCTCACGGTGCGGTTTACGACCTGTCGTAAGTCTTCAGGGGGTAGCTTCGGCTACCCCCATTACTTTTGGGGAGAAAGATGAAGAAGAGACTTGTTGCGTCTGACCCTCTTTCTGGTAAAGAAACGTGGGCGCATTTTAATCAAGACGGCAAGATTATTTACGAGAGTACGCAGAACGTAGATGCTATGCTTTCTCGTAACAGGGAAGAGCGGAACAGCTACAAACAAAACTCTCTGATTGGTAACACACAAAAACACCATCAGAAGGTTGCGGAAATACCTTCGGCTCTGTATCATCAGCTTATTAGAGAGTTGGGTGAGCCAAAGCATAATCCAAAGGCTTGGAAGAAGTGGCTGAATGATTATGATAACAGGTTCTTTAGAACTGGTGGTGGCAGCGTATAATGGCTATTACAAATTATTCTGAGCTAAAAACATCTATTGCCAACTTTTTGGCTCGTGATGATTTGACCACGCAAATTCCAGATTTTATATCTCTTGCGGAGTCTCGCATGTCTCGTGAGATGAACGCCCGTAGCCAAGAGAAAAGAGCCACGGCGACTCTTGTGAGTGGTGACGCATATGTTTCTTTGCCGACAGACCTGCGCTCCATACGTTTGGTTAAGCTAAACACATCTCCCAAGGAGGTTCTTGAGTATTACACACCAGCAAAGCTGGATGAGTTGTACGCAAGCAATGCACAGGGAAAACCTCGTGCATATACTATTATCGGCGGCGAGATTAAGTTTGCTCCAGAGCCTGATTCATCGTACACGGCAGAGATTGTGTATCAAGAAGGCGTACCAGACCTTTCTGATAGTAACAGCACCAATGAGATACTGACTCGTCATCCAGACGCATATCTTTATGGTTCTTTGGCTGCGGCTAGTGTATATTTGATGGACGACCAGAAAACTACTGTGTATGAACAGTTGTTTACACGGGCCATTGATGAAGTTAAGCGCGAAGAAGAGCGGAGCAAGCAAGCTGGCTCTGCGCTTCAAATGAAATCTGATTACGGAGAACTGACATGAGCGCAATGAGCGATTACCTTGAGAACAAGTTTCTCGACCACTTTCTTGGAACGTCTAGTACGTCTTCTCCAACTAATGTTTATGTTGCACTACACACTGCCGACCCCACAGATGCTGGAACGGGCACAGAGGTAAGCGGAAATGGATATGCTCGTCAAACTATTGCTTTCGGTGCTGCTTCATCTGGTACTGCTTCTAATAGTGGTGCCGTTGAGTTTCCTGCTGCTTCTGGCGGTGCTTTTGGAGCGATTACCCATATCGGCCTCTGGGATGCGTCAACGGGTGGCAACCTTCTTTTTCACTCTGCGCTAACCACATCAAAAACTATCGCTGACGGTGACATCTTTAAGATTGCTGCATCAGGTATTGACATTACGGCAGCTTAGTTATGGCTGACATTGTAGGGCCAAACCTTGAGCAGCTTGACAACTGGGGTTACTTAGAGCAACTACCCAATCAGGCTCTTGACGCTGCGTTTTGGAATACGCTAGCCCTGCGCGAAGGTGAGGCTACACCCTCTGTTTCAGCAACTGTATCATCATCTGGTATTAGGATTCAGTTTGGTGCCTCAACACCGTCTGTATTGTCCACAGTAACGTCAGAAGGCATAAGAATACAGTTTGGTGAGGGTAGCTCAAGCGTTGCCGTTACAATCACCTCAGAGGGCATCAGAGTACAGTTTGGCGCATCTCTGATTGTTGGCCCAGCCACCATGACTGCTGCTGGTGGTCTTCTTGCAATAGGTACCGCAACTCCTGCTGCTGAGGCCATTATTGCTGCTGTTGCTACTGGTCAGTTTGATGGTGCATCTTCCTTGTCTGCTATTATTTCTGTTGGAGAAACAGATGTGGAGATTTTGGGCGAAGACTGGTCTATAGTTAGCGAAGGCGGTGAAACGTGGGCAGAGGTATCTGAGGGAACAGAAATTTGGACTGTTGTTTCTGAAGGCTCTGAAACTTGGGGTGTGCAATGATTAAGCTAGGACAATTTTTACCTGACCAGCCTCCGTATAAAAATAATGGAGCTACCGTAGCAACCAATGTTGTTCCTGCCGCAAATGGGTACACAAATCTTCCCGATGTTCTACCGTTTTCTGGTGCAACAAATAAATTTATTCGTGGATTGTTTGCTGCAAAAGATGACTCGGCCTCTGCTGCGATATATGTTGGCGATGAAAACTCTCTTTACAAATTTGACGCTACGGATTCAAGTCTTGACGATATTTCAAAAACATCTAACGCATCTTACACAACGGGTACTGGCTATGTCTGGCGGTTTGTTCAGTTTGGTGAAAATGTTGTTGCCACTAACTTTAGCGACCCTATTCAAACAATTACAGCAGCAGGGGGTGGTCGATTTGCTGATTTAGGCGGCTCTCCACCTAAAGCGCAGTTTATTGCTGTTGTGCGTGACTTTGTGATGTGTGGCTACACAAATGATACCACTGATGGTGAGAAGCCGTATCGTGTTCGATGGTCTGGCATTGGTGACTATGATAGCTGGGCTGTAAGCGCAACTACACAGGCAGACTTTCAGGATATCTCAGATATGGGTGCTGTCACTGGTCTTGTCGGTGGTGAATATGCAACCATCCTAATGGAGAAGGGAATTGTACGCGCACAGTATGTTGGTTCGCCGCTTGTTTTTGAATTTGATAAAGTTCAGTTGCAACGTGGCTGTAAGGTTTCTGGTTCTGTTGCCGCTCTTGGTCGCAATGTATTTTATCTTTCTGACGATGGTTTTTATGTATTTGATGGTAACTCTTCTAAACCCATTGGAGCAGAAAAAGTAAACAGGTTCTTTCTGAAAAGATTTCAGTCTAACAATGCTGCGCGTATGAGTGCTGTTGTTGACCCCTCTCGTCAGATTGTTGTGTGGTCTTATCCTAGCGTTGACTCTGGAGATGGCACACCTGACGAGCTTATTATTTACAACTACGCAATAGATAGCTGGAGTACCGCAAGCATTGGCTTGGATGCAATGGCACCTCTATTTACGGCTGGCTATACGCTTGAGGGTCTTGCCACCATCTCGACCAGCTTGGATGCACTGCCTAGCTCACTTGACTCCGCAGTTTACAAGGGTGGTGAGTTTTTCTTTGCTGGAGCAAAAGACAAGAAGATTCAAACTTTTACTGGTGATAATTTGAACGCTATTGTTGAGACTGGCGAGTTTGACATGCAAGCGGGTAGAAGTTCTCTTATAAATGGTATTATTCCATACATTGAAAACGACAGTGGCTCTACTCTTACTGTCACCGCTCAGGTTGCTTCTAGGAACTCTGGCAACGCCGAAGTTGCTTTTGGCACAGCATCAAGCCTAAATGCCGACAACTTTTGTCCTGTGCGGTCTTCTGGTCGCTTTCACCGTGTTCGTATTAACTTGAGCGGAAGCTGGACGAATGTCCAAGGCATTGACGTTGATGGTCAGGTTAGAGGCCGTAGGTAATGGCTAATCAATTCCGCAATCTTCCTAAAGAGGGTGGTTCACCTCGTCAGATTTCTGAAGTGGTAAACAACATTATGGAAGGCAAGATTAACAGCACAGGAACATTTACGGTTGCAAGCGGCACAACATCAACCACCGTGACTGACCGCCGTGCTAGTGTTAATAGCGTTATTCTGTTTGTTGGCCTTGACTCCCATTATTACGATGTTGACCCATATATTAGCTCTCGTGCCAATGGTAGCTTTGTTGTTGGTCATAAAAATCATGGTCATAACAGCAGTATTGCATACGTTATAATAGGCTGATGATTTACAGAGGGGAAAGTAAAGACTGGGGAAAAGCTAAGGGATACCTTGTTGATGCCTTAGAGTACAGCGATGGGATGCTTGATATAGACGATATCAGGGACATGCTGGCTGCAAATAAAGCAGATTTATGGATGGGCAAAGATAGCGCGATAGTTACTCAGGTTATTGAAAGTCGTTTAGCCAAAGCTCTTCTTTATCATCTTGCTGGCGGCGATTTGAAGGAGTTGGCTGAAATGACAAAACACATAGAAACCTTGGCAAAAGATAAGGGCTGTAGTAAAGTGTTGATAAATGGTCGCGCTGGCTGGGGGAAAGCCCTTGGCGGCTACAAAGAACGCTCTAGGGTTTTTGAAAAGGATTTAACAAATGAGTAGTGTGGTAAGTAGTTTGGCTCCCGCAGTAGGCACTGCTCTTGGTGGCCCTGTGGGCGGCGCAATAGGAACCGCTATTGGTGGTGCGCTTGCACCAAAACCAAAAGGGCCATCTGTAAGTCAGGCACAGTTTCAAACACAGGCTCCTGCTTACATTCAACCCTTGCTTGAGCAGTCTGCAACCCAAGCTCAAGAGCTATTTGAGTCTGGTCAATTAGGTCAGTATCAGCAACTTTCCCCATTAGAGATTTCTACCATTCAGCAGGGAATCGGCATGACGCAAGCGGGTGCGCCACTTACACCAGAGGCGCAGTTTGCAACAGGTCAGCTTCTTGGGGGGGCTAGTTCGTTTCTTTCTCCTGCACAGCAGGTATTTGAGCGTCTTGCAGCCGCTCCTCCAACAACATCGACACCAGAGTTTCAGGCTGCTTTAGAGAGCGCAATATCTCCTGCCATTCAACGCACAACGAGCCAATTTGGTAGGGCGGGTCGTTTGGGTAGTGGTCTGTTTGGTGAAGCTCTTGGCTCAGGTATTGCTAGTGCTGCCGCACCTGCTGTTCTTAGGGCGCAGCAAGCCGACCTTGACCGTCAACTTCGCGCCGCTACTGGTCTTGCCGATGTTGGCAGGTTGGGTATTGGTGCTATGGAGGCGGGTGCCCGTCTTACTCCGTCTATCGGCTCACTTGGATTTGGTGACATTGACCGTCGATTACAACTTGCTGGCTTGCTATCTCAGGAAGACTTGCTTCGCAGACAGCAAGAGGCTCAAGCTCTGAGTGAGTATCAAGACTTAATTCAAGGCTCAATGTTTGGTCAAACAGAAACTAGACCTGTCTACTCAGCGCCTCAATACAGCACTAGCGACAGGATAAAGGGTGCCCTTAGTAACCAGCTTATTAATTATGGAACTGGTATGTTTGGTGATTTCTTGGGCGGTTTGGGAAGGCCGAATCTTGGTTCAGGTGGCCCCCTTGACCCCGAATCTGGAAGTATTATAGGTGGCCCAGTTCCAAGGCCAATTCGATAGGTTGTATTATGGCTCTTTTATCTGATATTCGTTCTGGTCTTCTTGGTCTTGGCTCTAGTGCAGTTGATGCTGGTCAGTCCATCGGTCGTGGTGTAGGTCAAGCGGCAGGGATTCTTGGTCAGCAGCTTGCCCAGCCCCTGTCTCAGGGAGTTAGGGATATTCCTGATGTTATGCGGTTCTATGAGGCGCAGCGTATGGCTCAACCTATGATGTCTTATGACCCAGCAGACCTGAGACCTGTTACCCCAATGGGTGTTGCTAGTATGCTTCCTACCTTACGAGCAGCAGAGCAAGAGGCTATGCAAAAGCCTATGCTTGATGCGCTGAAGGCACAAGCTGATTTGGCTAGGGCATCTCGTTCAGGAAGGGTTGGGACTAGATACAAATATCCTTCTTTGTATGTAAACAAAGACAATCCAAGTGATTTTATTAGAACTCTTACGGATACTCAAACTCAACAGATTGTAGACCAAGCTACGTTTAAGCCTATTGACACAAATCAGTATGTTCCATCAAGCATTGGAATAATGGGCAAGGGAATAGCATCCCGTAAAGAACTTAGAGATGAGTATACTGATTTGAATACAACTGCTGGTCAATTTAGAAATGCTCAAAGATTTTTTGACAAACTTCCCGACCTTGAAAAAGGACTTCAAGGTAAATTGCAGAGTTGGAAGTCCGATATTAAAACATTTTTTGGTGCTGAACTATCTCCTGACGAGGCCGCTAGAAAATTGGCTCTAGGTGAGCAGCAGGGTCTTTTGGGTATGTTTAGGGAAGAGGTTGTTGGTGGCGGTGTTATGACCGAGCAGGATGCTAGGCGTGTAATGGAACGTCTTGGTAATTACCTTGGAGATTGGACAACAGACCCTAAAATTGTAGCTAGTGCGGTTCAGTCAGTTTTGCAAGAAAAATATCAGACATATCGTGGTAATGCAGCATTTTACAATGCCTCTTCTGGAGACTTTAAGGGTGCGCTATCTCACGATGTAGTGTCTATGCCCACCTTTGAGATTCCTCAAGAATTTCTTGATGCTGGTCTTGATGAGGATGACTGGGCTGACACTCCGTATGAGCAGCGTTTACAGTGGCGCGGATTGGACTAGGTATTACTATGGCATCTATAGAAGAGCTTAAAAGGAAAGCGTTAGAGCGCAAAAAGAAGAGAACGAAGGTTGATGATTCATCTTCAACTTTTTCTGATGTAGCTCGTGCCGCTGGGCAGGGTTTGACATTTGGCTCCT